ACCAGTTGCATCGGTAGGCACGTCGTCAGAAGCGTTGATCGTCGTCATGAACAGGCTCAGAACCCGGCTGAAAAACGCAGTACGTTCAGCAAGGGTGGCTCGTTCAGGAATCAGAAATTCACCATTGAAAGTGCACTCATACGCCTTCGTCGGAGCGGGTTGAATCCCGGTCGCCGTTGACGGAGAGGTCACCTCAAGGGTGGGGGAGACGTACTTCGCTTGAATCCTTGTCACACGGGACGTCTTGGTAGGCGCCCTGCAAGACAAGGTAAAGCTGGGATAACCGATCTGATAACCACTGGATCGGTCAACCCATTTCGCGACACCAGTCGGCGTAAAGCCTTCGGGGTCAAGATTGCCGGGTGATCCGGCAGAACTGACATCAACACCTGCAGTAGCACTCGTTGTACGAATGGTACCACCAAGGATTGAGGACAGTTTAATTGCAGCGATTGCTGACATTGAAACCTCAATTAAATTGCATTAATACCGAGCTGGTTCATCAATGTTTCGAAGTGAATGCTACAGTAAGCAGTGCAGCGGCATTAGCCGCATGTATCACGGAGACAGGATTCTTCGGCCGGGGAAAGTTAGGTTTCGGGAAGTCCGTAAGGACGACACGATCTAGCTTTATCCCAGACGCGAATCCAGCTCCTGATGCAGTTACACTGGTATACGGTAGGTCATCACCAGAATAATTGATGAAGGCGGTACAATATTGTCTCGTAAAGTAAGTCTTATAGCCCCTCAGAAAGGAAAGGCCATCAAACGTATGATACGCTTGAAGGGCATTCCCGATCGGGAGGAACCAATCGACTACAAACGAGTACGGTATTAACTCCCACGCCAGCGCTGTAGGAGAAGTGAAGCCTAAGGACGCAAAGAGATTGACAACCCGGCTATCCAACCTATATGTAATACTCATTTTCTCTTGAGTAACGACATGATAAAATCTCGTGCCGATATTCTTTGAGTTAACGAGTAATCCATTAGTGATTTGAGTAGTACCGGTATCAGTCTTGCGCATCCCGGCTTTAACGGTCACTACTTCACCATTTTTCTGAGTTACAAACTTAGAAAAAGATTTGATAGAGCCATCAATGTCTTGAATAAGAGGGATCCAACCGTATCTAAGCTCTAGCCACATTTCAGCTAGAAGCCTAGAACCGGAGATACCATTCCGACGCAAGGCAGAAAATGTCTTTATCGCATGCTTTGATGGGGAAGTAGCGATAGAAGCAGTTGCTTTTC